TGCGGATGCTCTGGCTCTATTACGAGGTCCTGCTACTCCAGCGGATCTAGCATTTGGTAATTGGTTGATGGGAGGAACTGTTGACGCAATGCAAGTCCCCGGCGTTAACCATCCTCGTATTCCCTTCGGACTTAACCCATAAGGTAAGATGTAAAATGTCAGGACTTGAACATTACGACCAATTTGATTTAGGGCAAGTTACCTACAATGGTTTCTTATTTCCCCCCGCATTAAACACTTCTGTGCAATGTACTCCTGTATACGATGATACGGATCGCAGCATAATGTACATGATGTACCGAATTCGTATTGAGTTCATCATTGACTTGGATCTTGTTGGAAAGCTAGGTGAAACTGGAACAGAAACATCTGCGTGGAATACGGGAGCGAGTAAAGGGTCTATTGACAATCAAATGGCTCATCTTCGCAGAAAACTATGTCAGCCCGGCAGAACATTTCATGTTGCAAAGATAGGCTTAGGTCCCGACCTACGTATTAATGATCCTGCTGTAAACTATGTGTGGGATGTGACATGGGGTCCAAAGCCCAGAATGATTAGCTGGAAACCTTTGGGGATGAATCGTGCAGCCACAGTTACTTGGGAGTGTGAAGTAGGATTGGTTGAGTGTGAGAATCCCAGTGCTAATAACAAAGAAAGACGTATTCCAGATGCGTTAATCCCACATAAACGTCCTCTTCCCAATGGGGCGATCCCATGGAACATCTTGCAGGTTTATTACAACCAGTCATGGGACATCAGTGAAACGGGAGCAACAACTAAAACTTACGATGCAGTCGTGGAAACTCGAGGTCAAATAAATCCAACGGATGTTAGAAAGGTTTTAGATTCTGCAGACCACTACAGGGTTTTCTTTGAGCCTGCCCTACAGGCTGGGTTTAGACGGACGAGAAGTTATAAGTTAGACGAAAAGAAAACTCGCCTTGAAATATCTATTACAGATGTTGAATATGAATCTGACTTCCCCCTTCCTCCCGGCGTCATAGACATACAGGTAAGCTATGATATTTCATCCAGCCTTCTGGGAGCTACACCCTTCGGAGGCAAACAAGGATTTAATATATGGGATGCTACCATTGGTGGAACCTTTACTTTGGCGAAGGGTTTTCACCCTTTCTGGAGAAGGATCTACCCATACTATCTAATCCTATTGTTGATACGTAGTAGATTCCACCAAACTGCAACTGCATCCGCTGCATCTTCGAGCGGATCTATGAGAACAAGCTTTCCTGCTGATTTCAATAAAGATGCAACTTCTGATAAGCCTGCATTTGCTATCCCGTTAGACTTTAGTATGGGAGAAGAGATTTTTGGCAGAAATTTTAACTTCAGTTTTACCTTTATGAAAATCGTCCCTCCAGATGAAGCAGCTTACCAACTTGCTTTCGGAGCTCCACCTAATCAATATGCTGAAGTGAGTACCAATCAAACCACCCATCACGCTGGGCAGTTACGGGATGCTGGAGCTACTTGGGATTGGGATCTATGGCTACACTCGGTTTACGGGACGGGTAATGATTCTACCAATGGGGACTTCCTACCTTCTCCCATAACCTTGACTTTACATACTAGTCAAGTACAGGGTGTAGATGCTGACGGAAATACCATATGGAAAGATTATACACAGACGCTGCCAGTCTTAGGGCGGTGGGGTGCGGGAACCCAACTCCAACGTGGGGCTCCCATGTCGAATAGAGGATTTAGGGGTATGTGGTTTGAGGGTGATGCGAGGCAGGAACCTTGTCTGAATAATGCTGATTTTTGGTACACCAGAATTCCTCAAGGAGCGTCTGCCTCAGGAGGACCTACTGATTCCGACCTATTCACCGGTCAGGTAGAGAATGATCAACGTACGTTGAGCTACTCCAATCAATATGAGATTTATGAGTCACCGGGTAGCCATACTTGGCAAAAAACAAATTACGGATCTCGTAGCCTTTCTTCAATGATTGGGAATGACGTAGACGGATATGCGAATGCTAATAGTGCTACACAAAATATAATTGGTACAACTGAAGCAAAATGGACTTCTGCTGGAAGCCCAGACAAAAAGTTTGGGTTTAACCCATGCGAAAATCTTATTGATCCTGATGATGACCAACATGCATTGCAAATACAAGTTAACAATGGTGCTCAATTCTTCGGAGTCAGGATGTTTGGAGTAGCTACCTCAGCGAATAAACCCCTACCTGTCCCACGCCAACATAAATATGGAAAAGCAATACTAGTAAAGGGGAAATCAAGGTATAATATTGAGCTAATCGTTGATCGAGGTAATACTAGAATTTATAGAACGATGTGGGATATACACTATACCTGTGTTGGTTCTCCCAGCGCAGATAGTGCAACAATACTCAGAGGCAATCCCGCTGAGTATTTATCACAAGGAACCGGAAGCCCTGCATCAGGAAATTTACAATAAAGGATTTAATATGAGTAGTGAAATTGTAAAAATAGTCTCACCCAATCTGGACTATAAAATCAGATTAGCAGATACGGAAGATAATACGATCTTTGAGGCAGAGGCACTCTATCTCGATCATCTATTGGCTCAAGCCCAAAAAGATATAGATATATCGGAAGACAACGCAGTTATAGGATGGTTACCTAAATTTTCCTCCTTAGTTTGTGAAACATTCGATGTTACTATTTCTGACACAGATGCATTTTTTATAGCCAAAGAATGTGTAAAATTAATGTGGGACCTTAAAAAAAAATACGAAGCCATATCGACGTAGCTTCAGTTTATGGAATCAACCCATTTGATTTAACATCAAGTGAGCTCAGATTACTTCAGATGGGTATTCCAAGAGTTTTAGCAAAGCGAGAAATGCTTGAAAGGAACAGCAGAGCTTCTATGGATGAAGATCGTTTATATCGATTAATATATGATATATACGAAGATGAAGATAAGGCGAGTAAAGCTGTTGCATCATTCGTAATCAACAAAGCAAAAAAGAGTAAATAAATATGGCTACATATAATTCAGTAAAATCATCCGCTAAAGAGGTAAATCCTGATGAGCTATTAGGATCTCCGTTAACTGCTGACTACATGCCTAGCGGATATGCAGGCATATTTCTCTTCGCCAGAAATAGACCCCCTTTCAGTCTCACAGTGATTCAGGAAATGCTAGCAGATCCTCGAGTTATATTTGGTCTTTGGCTTCTCAAAGGACCCATTCTGGCAAACTCTAGATTTTATGTTGAATGTGAAAACGATGACGTAAAAGATTTTCTAATCAAAAATGTGACTCGTTTCTGGAAGAACTCTGCTGCTCGAGCCTTAAAGGCAATTGAGTGGGGATACTCAGCCAGCGAAGTTATGTATCGAGTAGATGAGGGAAAGATTCAATTTGACATCATGAAGGACTTGCATTCTCAAGATTGCATGGCTGTTACGCATGATGGTCAACTGGTGGGTTTTACAGTACGCAATGTACCAGACCCGTATACTAAGCAAGGTCGCCACAAGATCTTCTTAGGCATACCCAAGGGATTCTGGCATATACACTGGAGAACTCATCACCCATGGTATGGGTTGAGTAGATTGTACGGAGCCCATATCCCGTGGTGGGAGATGTGGTCCGATGGTGGTTATCGAGATGTTCGTCGGTTGTGGTTCCACAAGAATGCATTCGAGGGCGGTACGATGTACCATCCTCCGGGGATCACAAGAACGAAGGATGGGTTGGTTATCTCGAACAAAGACCTTGCCAGAGAAATGATCGAAAAGAAGCGTACAGGCGGTACACTGACGCTTCCAAATACCATGGGCGCAGACAATGTGAAGAGTTGGGAGTATCATCCTCCTACGTCAAATCAAATCCCTGCGGGGCTGATGGAGTACGGACAAAGCCTTAAAGAAGAGCTCTTCGAAGGAATGGGGATTCCCCCCGAGGTATTCCAGAATGCCACCAGCGGATTTGGTGCTGCATCAGGAAGACAGATTCCTGAAGAAGCATTCTTTTCTATTCTGCAGGAGATGGTTCAATGGTTAATTTCTGACGCAGATAACCAGATCTTCCGTCACTTAGTGAGGATCAACTTCGGTGAGGTCCCGTACGAAATAATTCCATTTGGACTTACTGGGAAAGCTGAAGAGAGGGAAGCTCAAATTAGAGAAGACAACAGAGCTACTGAAGCAGCACAAGCTTTTGGTTCTGGACCACAGGCTCCCCCACAACAAGTTCCCGAATAATTAAATTCAGAATATTAATAGGTATGCTGTATGACTATCCCTACAGGCACAGGAAAAGCTTCGTTTAAACTTGCGGCGATGGATACTATAGATGCTGGAAGTGCTGCAAAATCTATGCGTGAGGCTGGACTGTCCCCTCACGAGTTCGAGGGAATCGCTAATAGCTTCATATATCGCCCCAGAGGACCCCAGAGCTCCGAGGGATGGCTCTTAGTCAACAGACATGACTTAGATAGGGCTTTTCCTTCAATGCTCGGAGAAGGCTTCCTGAGCGAATCTCAGGAAGACTCATATAAATCATACACTTGGAATGAAGGAAGCGTCGGAACTCTTCATATTAAAAATGATCCCACATCCTTTGGCGCAGTAGATCCTGCAGCACAGACTGACATAGACATTTCAGTAATAGTTGAAAGTGCGTACTGCATTACGGGTGTTCCTAAACCAGATGCGTATACTTACCCCAGCTATGGCTATGAGAGAGACAAATTCTCAGAGCAGATGAATGCCAGTACTAATGCGTGGGACATGCAATTATGTGTGGTACATTTAGTAGATAAGAGATGGTATAACGTGGGCGAGCACGGTAGTGGTTCTAAGAAGAATGAATGCACCATGCTTCAGCATTATTTACCTAGACGTTTTCTTTATGAAGATGAAAGTTTTGAGGCTGCGGATGAGATCAACTATGGTACAAACCTAACCGCTCCCGTCGACGTGGAAGAACCGTATGGTTATGCATCTTTATTTAAATCGCTACTGAGCGAGTTGGATTTGACTTACGATGAGAGCATAGACCAGACAGGTGCTGACTATCCAACCCTGTGTAGGAACATCTCGTTAGTAGGATTAGACCCGTATCGATGTTTGTGGGAACTCTTAGATGAGATAAGCCATACTATAATTTTTGATCTGATTGATCAAAGTTCCGCTTATGGCAATGACATCAGTGTTGTTCCTAAAGGGTCGAACGATGCCAACACATTATTGGAGAGAAATACCTATAAGAATTTAAATCTACTAACAGAGATCTCAAATGATGTCCGACCTAAACGAGGGAACGTATCCTATTCAATCCTCTTTCCTTTAGAATCGGGAAACCATGGCTACCCCCTAAAGGCAACTGAAAATAGTTTGACTGGGCATCGCCCTACTTATTTTAAGGTAGACGTCGTAACCGTCGGTCAATCCACTGACACAGGAATGTACGGTTTTACCACGAATGCTGGATCTGGATACTCAGCTGAAGACTACGACATGGCAGTTTTGTATGGAGCCGAATCGATTCCATACGGATATAATACCCCCCACTATGGTAACAGGGGCAATGCAATTAAGGGGAGACTTTTTGTTCGAAATAAGAAAGGTGAAACTTCTAAGGAATTAATGAGTGGTGGTCAAGCTCACTCTAGTACTGCGAGTGTATGGGGGTCGTTTACTGAAGGTTATGGGGGATCAACAAACCATCAAGAAATCCTAGATCACGCAAAAGAACTAGCAGTTCTTCGGGCTAAACAAGATCATTTCGAAAGTAAAGGTAAAATGATCATTGATGAAACCTATATTGGATTTCTAAAGTTCTCTGCCACTAAGGATCTGTCTGCAATCATATGGAGCGATTTAGGAGATGGAGCCTCAACCCGAATTATAAATCGACCTTTCGCAGAGGATAGGGACTCACGCAGTTCTTCACCACCAAATTTTCCCGCACCGCCCAAAGTCGAACATGTGCATATTAATGAATTCCCCCCATCGCATTTTCACGATGATCTCAGACAGATGGTTTATCCTTATGTCACGGGTTCAGGCATTTGTAAAGAGGACGAGACGTTTTTTGCAGACCTTCAGACGTATCGAAGCGGTATGACTGGTGGGGTCCCACCAGTAGCCTCATCACCCGGAGAAGACGTGATAGGGACAGTAAAGGTGAAGAATAAATCAAAAATTCCCTTAATATCCTGTACATTAGCTGGTGAATCTCTTTGGGGAACGGAAGTAGAAATATTCTGGAATCGTTACCAAGAAGAGTGGCAGTGCTATTACTATCCCCCAACCATTCTTGCAATTGGCGGTATGATACAATATGTCAATGATGATAATGAGTACGAATCGACTGGTGTGAGCACAGAGGCGATTACTTCGGTTGGCGAGATATTTGGTATTAAGACAGTGGTTGGTGATGGTTCGGAGCATATAGGTTATAGCTATTTAGGTTCTGATGGAGGTAGTGGTGGGCACTCAACAAAGACCTTATACTTCAGAACAATTGGTGGTTCGTACATAAGATTTAAAGACAACTACTAGGGGACAAAAAAAGACCCCCGAGGAGGAGTCAAGAGAATCCTCGGAGGTCTAATACGAACCGAACCACCTGTATTATGACTATTCAGTCTAACTTGTCAAATGGCTCTTTCAATCAAATACCCTATTATTAACGCTAGAGTACATAGCAAAGCTCCTTTAATTTGTTCTTTTTTATTCATAGGTTTTCTCACAGCCTCCACAAAGTTGAAGTTCTCCTGCAGCTAACAATACTCCACACTTCAAGCATTGTTTGCCATTAGGTTTATTTTCTAGATTAGACATAAGAGCTCGCTGTTTTTCCTGCTGTCTCTTAAACACCTCAGGATCACAGAATTCCGCTATACGTCTATTTGTTTGCATTAACGCTCGTATCAATCTCTTTTCTAGATTGTACGTACTCCAATACTCCCGAACATCTTCTTCAGATATATCTTCCATGACATCAATATTGGCAGAACGTAATTCAAACTCTACACATATCTCATCCATGAGGTCGAAGATTGCACTTAATTTATCTTGCATAGTTTAGGTTCCTTTAAAAAAGTTACGTAGTAAAAGTGAGCAGTGTTTAATCACCGTACTCAGGGTGAGGACCTTACATGAGTATAAACGAACTAAGGAGGTTCCTCATATAAGGTAACAGGGGTTACAAAGCCACTCACTGCTAGGCTCTCCTTGTGGGCGTGACAATCATGAAAAAACTCCCACTATAGGCAAGGAGTGTCCATTACTCTCCCTCCATAAATACTAAGGTATTCATGCTGCGTGTCATCGCAACATATTTGATATTAAATTCTTGACTAATTTCCCATTCGAGTTTCGCCATGGGGTGGGGCATCTTTTCTGGGTTAGAAATATACACAGTCTCTGCTTCCAGTCCCTTGGCACGATGTACGCTCGATAGAAGCACCTTGGACTTAGGTCCACCCTTTGCGTTATCAGAAAATAGATTTTCGATACGATTAACGACATCTTGAACTGTTGACAATCCTTCTGAGATAGCCTGTATGCATAAAGTTCTATCGATAATCATTTCGTACTGAGATTCACTAACTCGAGCGTTCAATGCTTTCTTGTCCAACCGAGCCATCTCTTTTACGTGATACTCATGGAGCTTAGTAGTGAAAGCTAAGATATCTGTAGATAGATTACCTTTGACTAACTTCTTACAAAGAGCAGCAAGTGATGTACCGATATCCCTACCTTGGATCGTGACCGGAATGTCTTCCTTGATTAGCGAATACGCTATCTTCATTAGTGGTGCATTCATTCTGCAGAGAACTAAGTCCCCACCCTTCATCTCTTTAATTGCAAGATCATGTGAGATGTGTTTCACAGTTCCCTCGATAGCATCTTCCATTGGCTTGATGTCATTTACAATTTTCTGAGCAAGCTCGATATGCTTTTTAGGGCAACGACGAGAGACAGTCAAAGGGAAGTGTATGACATCTAGCACTGAGCGTGAATCATCATGACCTAGCTCGTATGCAAGATTACGCATCGAGTAAACATCTGCCCCAGCGAATCCGTAGATGGCTTGCTTGGGGTCACCTACAGCAATTAGGCGACCCTCGTCAGCCAAAGATCCAATTGCAAGCTGCTGACGAGGTCGGTTCAGATCCTGAGCTTCGTCCACAAAAAGTATATCGAATTTTTCAAGCTCCATACCAATAACTACTGGCAACCAAATCATATCGTCGAAGTCAATCTCATCGAGAATCTCCAGTGATCTTGAGAGAACTCTGGGGAGTAGTTTTTTAATCATAGCTTCGTCACCGTTAAGCTGTATATTGTAGTGTGAGATCATAGAGTCAAAATCTTTATCAAAGTTGTCTCGACTCACCAAAACATTCTTGGCAAGCGATGCAACTTTCTTCATAGAATATTGAAAGCCACTGCCCAACTTCTTAAGTTCTTCTTTTCCCAGAAGTTCTTCCAGAATATTGACAGTCTTCCAGTTGTTGACTTTGACCTTGCCACCAACATGATTTCGAATAGCTTTGTAACCTAAGCTGTGCATCGTACATGCAGTTACCTCTTCAGGTACTTGAGCTTCAAGTTCTGTAGCAATACTTTTATTGTAAGCCACCATAGCAATCTTTGCTCGAGAGTTCTCCACCAAGTATTGGCGACAACCTTCTATACAGCTAAAGGTTTTCCCTGTGCCTGCTCGAGCTTCGAGCATAATGTGCTTGTCACCATTTACGAGTTCATACCAAAAGTTTTTTTGTTCTGGTGATCCGATGATCCTAGATGCTTTTTTCATTGTCATGTCTCTATACCTTATAAAAATTTGAATTTAAATACTTACTCGTCAACTCATGTACTAAAGAATATCGTCCATTAGGGGTGCAGTCAATAGAGTAATCCGTATTTTGGTCAGTTTTTTATTAATTCTTTTTTAGGGTTGCCAGATCTGGGTGTTGGGTATAAGCTTGTAATTGTTACTTTATGAAAGGAGTACGAAAATGGCTAAAAAGCCTGAGAAAAAACCTAAGACTGTGGTAGTGGATTCTCCATTACCAAAAACTAAAACCCCAGCCCCAAAGAAAGCTACTGCAATTTCATCTGCAGAAGAATTAAAGAACGCTGGGATATCTGACGAATTAATCCAGAGTAACATTCCTATCGTGAGGAAGTTTGAACGAGGGGTTTATTCATTAGAGTTCACCATTGCTACTTTGAAAGGAGAGCAAGATGCCAAGCTTAAATAAGGCTCGAGCAAAAACTAAACTCGCAGCTAAGAAGAAGTCTGAAAAAGTTAACACGTCCCAACTGGACAAACTTTTAAATATTAAAAATACTCCCGATGCTCCACGTAAGACATGGCATCGAACCCACGGAAAGAAAACTGGGTTAGGGATCATGTCATTCTGGGCAACGCTGTTCGAGGGTAATGAATTGCTCCCGAGAATAAAGAAGATGACCAATGCGGAAATTGATCGACAGGTTCGATTAGAATTTCCACATGAGCAAGTCCTCTTAGATAATCTCGACTCTGGTCGCCAGTCGGTAAATTATTATCGACACCTGTACAACAAAGGTCGCATGAATCGACCCAAGGGTACTGCTCCAGAAATTCTGTCATTCCGATATTGTGATCAAGGGTATCGAGTCGATACTCGATCTGGCAATCATAGATTGTCGGAAGCAGATATTGAAATGTTGGAAAGGAAATATCGTGGCTGAATATTATCTCGGGATTGATCCGGGCAAGAGCGGAGGCATCGCATTCGTCAGTGGATGTGGTACGGAAGCTTGGGCTCACAAGATCACAGAATCTGAGCGAGACTTCTGGGACATTGTTTCAGAATATAAAGATGACGTTCAGTTCGGAATAATCGAGAAGGTTCATAGCTCCCCGCAGATGGGAGTCCGTAGTGCGTTCAGCTTTGGGCAAAGCTACGGATTCCTTCGGGGGATGCTAATCGCCTCAGAGATCAAGTTTGATGAGGTTCGTCCCCAGAGATGGATGAAACATTTATCATGCCTGACGGGGGGCGATAAGAATGTGACAAAGAGAAAGGCGCAGCAACTGTTCCCCAAACTCAAAATCACTCACGCCATTGCGGATGCTCTTTTAATCGCAGAGTACTGCAGGCAGATCCGAACCTCAGAAGATTTTTTGTAATTAATTCCTGACCACCTATTGCATTAGAAAGATGACAGGTATATAAATGTGGAGTCGAAGAAAATCACCATTCCAAGTTTTGTACAAAGAAGATGATTGCTTCTATGAAGTAGCCAGCCCACTTGGAGTTACCGTAGCCCGTTTCGTCAGTCATAAACAGGCAGTCGAATTTGTTGAACAAGTATTAAAAGGAGTAGTAACAGATGGACCAGAAGAAACAGATACCGTTTAGGGATATCGAAAAAGATGGAATCACTTACTCTTTTCTGGACGAGTGGTTGCTATGTAAAGAACAGGCTCGCCTGAGCTATGTTGAAGGCTGGGCTTCCTCCAATTTCTCCACAGCATTGACATTCGGAATTGTCTTCCACGACTGTCTCGAGTGGTTGGCTAAGGGTCGCAGTCCAAAAACTATACGCTGGAAAATACTTAATCCATTTTATGAAAAACGATCCGTAAAGATGGACAAATTGGAAAAAGAAAAATTGGCTATAATTCTCAGCACAGTGGAAATCGTTTTCAAAGAATACGCAAAACACTGGGAAAGTCACGATAGGGAATTCAGTTACCTTTTCCATGAAAAATCGTTCCAAGTAAATCATATGACAGATGCAGGCTACGCCATACCATTGCGAGGCAGATGGGATGCAGCCTATATCGACAGTCAGAACAAATTGTGGCTGATGGAAAACAAGACAAAGGGTCAGATCGACGAAGAAGGGATTATGACTGCGTTGCCTCAAGACTTGCAAACGATGCTTTATGTGCATGCCTTACAGAAGCACACTGGTCGTGAGGTAGCAGGAGTTCTTTACAACGTGATTCGTAGACCACTTCTTCGCCAGAAAAAATCGGAAACAGTAATGGAGTTTACAACGAGGGTCCAAGATGATATATTGACCCGACCTAGTTACTACTTCATGCGATGGAAAGTCGAACTCCTGCAGGAAGACATTACGAATTGGGTAAACCGAACCCTGAACCCAATCTTGAATCAAGTAGCCCTATGGTGGCAGGGCATCAAAGACGATCCATTTGATCCATGGGGATCACCACAACACTTCCAGAACCCGTCAGCCCTGTTCACGAAGTATGGAAAATCAAGGTACTTTAATCTCCTAACCAGAGGTAGTACTGAAGGGCTTTACAAACGAACCAACGGAGGAAATTAATATGTCCAGAGTCAAGAAGGTCAAGAAAAAAGTCGCCAGTTCTAAGATTAAAATTCCCAGTCCAGACGATTTAAATGAACCATCTACAAATCTATTAGATTATTGCATTTGTTTATTTGGGGAGAAGGGCGTTGGCAAGACATCACTTGCTGCTCAGTTTGAAGGATCACTTATCCTCATGCTGGAGCCCAAGAGACGCAACTTGAAAATTCGTCAGGTCAACATTGACCCGATGAGTATTAAAGACATGGAGCTCGATAACCCAAAGATGACAACGTGGATGAGCATTCAAGCTTATGTCCAAGCGATCCTTGAAGATGATTCTGTCAGTACGGTGGGTATCGATACTGTAGATCGTGCATGGGAAGCCTGCATCAATCATCATTGCTATCAGAAAGGTGTCAAAGATCCATCCGAGGTTAATGACCATGGAAGAACTTGGCGAGTCATTAAAGATGACTTCGAGCAAACGATGAACAAGTTATTATATGCGAACAAGGGATTGATATTTATCAGTCATGCTCATCTACGTGAAGTTGAATCTCACGAAGGTGATAACCAATGGGTTCCTACTTGTGCACCTGCTGCATGGAAGTACCTAAAGGCTGTTTGCGACTTAGCAATTCATTTCGGATTTACAGATAGCCAACGTGCGTTGACTGTTCGTAATTCGGGAAAGATCTGGAGTTCTTGCGGACCGACAGATCAATTTCGCACCAGCGATGGTGCACCACTTCAGACGTTCTTTTCAGGGGAAACCCATGAGGAAACGTATTCAATTTTAACGGATGCATTTAATAACCAACTGGACGAAAGTCTAATTGCATCTGTCACCTCCTAATTAAAGAAAGGTTAGGATTATTATGGTACGGGAAAAACAAACCCAAGGTTTCGCAGCAGCAATCAAAAAAGTCGGAGGAGATGCTTGGGAAGGGGGTAAGAAGAATGTAAAATCGACTGGCTCGTACGAGCAACAACCCATTGATGATGGGACCTATGTTGCCACCGTCCAATCTGGTCGTACAGGTACGGACAAGAATGGGAATGCCTATGCAGCCTTCGACTTTGAAGTGCAGCGTGGAGAGTTTCAAGGAGTCCGTGTCTCCAAGTTCCATTCTATTGCAGAGAAGGGTCAACGAACGCTTGAGCAAGCTTTAGGTAGTTTGCTGACGGACTTAGGTCGCCTCGCAGCAGATGTCGATGTGGACAGTTTGGAGATTGATGATGTTGATCCACTTGTAACAGACTTGGTTGAAGAAAAACCTGTTGTCCAGATCGGGATTCGAAACTCCGAATTCAATGGGAATAACTACATCAATGTTTATGTTAATAAACGATTGGATGATTCTACTGCTCCTGAAATTGGGGAAGAAGAAGCTTCTGACGATCCAGAAGTAGGTGACTACTACGATTATACGCCACCTAAAAGAAAGAAGGCGGTTCATGTTGAAGTGACGGAGGTAGACACAGATGATGAAACTGTGGATCTTGTCACTTCGGATGATAAAACCTTCGAAGGTGTTTCGTGGGATTCACTGGGTGATTATCTTGGCGATATCCCCTTCTAAGTCAGTAAGCCCGAGCGAGGGAGGGTGTGTTCGCATGCCCTCCCTTTCTTTTTGGAAAGAACCAACCATGAGTAAAGCTAGACCTATAACAAGTGATGTTGTTTGCCCAGCGTGCGGTGGATTAATGCAGATCTCTGAAGACGGTGAACAAGTCTGTACTGAAGTCCAATGTGGGTATCGAGTCGAGAAGGATTCTTGATATGCAAAAGATCTACGTGAGGTTTGCATCAGAAGATTTCGTAAAGGAATTCTCAGATAGACTCCGACTCGATATTTCTGATTGCGACGAACTCCTACTTCCATCCCAAGAAACAACCACAAAGAGGAAGATCAAAAGATCTGCTCCACCCTGTGTACAGGACTGGGAGGAACATTGGGTGGGGATGCCAGACTTTGTGCAAAATAAAAAAGAGCCTTACAAATTATTGACGGTGCACCTACAGGATAGTGAAGAGATCAGGAGTAGCTTCGCTCGAGTGACTCAGCAAAAGATTACCAATAAGACGAAAAGCATATGGTATCCCAAACTGGATAGGGGAAAGCATTGCAGGGGGCGAGCGTGGTTCAGCAAGGAAAGTCATCCACCACAATTCCCTTTCTATGTCATCTCCAAGTCTCGAGCAACTAGCTGTATCACAAGCAGAGCTTTATCCCGAATGGGAATACCTCACAAGGTTGTCATAGAGCCTGTTGACTACGATGATTACGCAGCAGCAATGGGGGAGGCAAACCTGTTAACGCTTCCCTTCAGTGATCTTGATCAAGGCTCCATCCCTGCACGTAACTGGGTATGGGACTACTCAACTCGAAGAGGAGAAAAGTGGCACTGGATACTGGATGATAACATTCAGGATTTCGACCGACTCGTCCGTAACACGAAGATCAAAGTAAAGACTTCTGCGATCTTTAAAGCAGCAGAAGATTTCGTACTTCGCTACAAAAATATTGGGCAGGCAGGATTCAATTACCATAGCTTCTGCAAAGTCACTGACAAAGTACCTCCATACACCTTGAACACTAGGATCTACTCATGCATCCTTTTGCGAAACGATTTGGACTTCAGGTGGCGGGGGCGATACAACGAAGACACTGATCTTTCATTGCGAATTTTAAAATCAGGTCAATGCACGATTTTATTCAATACATTTCTTGCAGACAAAGTAACCACTATGCGAATGAAGGGGGGAAACACTGATCA